TGGTCGCCGCGGTCGCCCTTGTCGCCCTTCGGGCCGACCAGGGATGCGAGCCACTGCTCGCGGGTGCCCACGTAACCGGCCGCGAGGGCGACCTCGTACGCGTCGTCGCCCTCGGGTCCCTGCGCCCCGGTGTCGCCCTTGGCGCCCTGCGGGCCGACCAGGGACGCGAGCCACTGCTCGACCGTGCCGACGAACCCTTGCGCGACGGCGACCTCGTACGCGGAGTCGCCACGGACGGCGACGTACGTCGGGGTGGTCGGGTCGGTCGGCGCGATATCCGCGATATCGACTGCGGGCGTCTCGGCGGGCAGGAGCACGTTGTAGACGCGGTTCATGGGCACGCCGGCAAGTTGCTCGGCGACCTGATACGACCACCCGGTGGGGTTCATGCCGGGTGCGTCGGTGGCGGGCAGCTCGACCCGGAACGCTCCGGTGGCGTCGAGCGGCGCGGCCACGGGCCCGCCGAGGATGACGTCATAGTCCGGGAACGTGATCAGACTCGGGGCCCGGAAGATCACCTGACCAGAGAGCGGCTGGCCGTCGTCATCCAGGGAGAGGTACCGGCCGGTGACGGTCACGGTAGGGATGCCGTCAGGCAGCATGCGGGGGCTCCTCTCGCGTGGCGGCGAGCGTGGCGGGAGGGGCAGGTGCCTGGGCCGCGCTGGTGGTGTTGTGGGTGTAGGCGGACAAGAGGCGCGTCTCGACCTGCTGGCCCTCTGTCTTCGCTCGGTGTTCGAGGCTGAAGGTCACGTGGTCGAGGAACCCGATGCCGTCCATGGGGTAGTCGACGGTGTGAGACGTCCACTGGTCGGGGCCGCAGTCCCACTCGTCGATCGTGCGGGAGTTGCCGTTCGCGGTGAGCGTGAGCCGTGCCTGTGCTCCACCGCTACCGGCGTATGTCTGGCAGGAGAACCATGCGACGGCGTTGTGGATCGGCCCTCGTCCTACCCACGCTGTCCCGTACGTGTCGTTGGTGTACCGGCCGCGGTTGTTGGTCGGGTGCATCTGTAGCGGCATCCACGGACGTCCCAGGAACTCGTCCGCGTATGCATCGTCCATGACGATGACCTCGCCGGACCGAGAGAACATCCGGACCATCTGCCCGCCCGATTCGTAGTCGTCGCCGACGGACAGGGCCCATGAGCCGTCTTCCCGTCGGAGCGCCACGCCCCAGTCGCCCTGTGCGGTCTGGCCGACGGTGAACACGGGGGTGCCGCCGGGGGCCTGGGCGATGAGCTGCCCGCCCTCGCCGATGACCGTGTCACCGTTGAGAATTTGGTTCATGGCGGGCCGGATCTGCGCGCGGCCCTCGATCTGGCGTATACGCCGTTCCAGCTTGCTCAGTCGGTCGAGGACGTCTTGCGGCACGTACGGCACTAGGGGGCCTCCAGGTACAACCGGGCCGTCTCGGGGCGGCCTCGTTCGGGTGGGTTGATGGACATGCCTACAACGCGGTACCGGGCGTCGAGGGTGGTCGGGTGCCACAGGTCGCGGATGCGGAGCCGGACCGTGGCGCCGAGCAGCGCCGGGGTGATGTTCCCGCCGAGCAGTACCTCGACTTCCGGTATCTCGACGGGGGCCCGAGCTGCTGCCGCGTCGGCGCGGGCGTGCGCGTCGAGGGTCGGCTGTAGCTCAACGGTGGTGTAGTCGCTGCTGCCGTCGAGGCGCGGCCAGCCTGCGGCCACATCGGCGTCGTCGACCAGCAGCCCCGACATGAGCGGGAACGAGTCCTCAGCCTGGTTCTGGTTGATCGTCGCGCCCCGGCTCTGCCACGCGTTGGCCTTCTGCGTGGCGTCCGTCGGCCACGAGTAGGACAGCACCGGCCCAGGGTGGTCCAGGACGATATCGGCGGCGCCCGTCATGATCTTCGGATAGCCCAGTCGCAGGCGCTTGACGCGTCGGCCGTCGGTGTCCCGGTACGAGGCTATGCGCCACTCAAAACCGCCCTCGACGGCGGCGAGATCGTCGAGCAGGTCGCCCACCGTCGGCAGGTCGTAGCGGAGGTACGTGCGGTCGCGGAGTACCCCGGAAACGTGCGTGTCGTACGTGATACCGATGTCGCCGCCCGGGGTGGTCTGCACGTAGTCGACCAACCCCCGCGCGATATCGAGTTGGTCGACCTGCTCGGCGGTCAGCGTGTCGTACAACATGCGGTGGTAGAGGTAGGACTCCCATCCGCCGGCCTGTATCTGTGCGCCGAGGAAACCCCGCCGGTCCGAGGCGAGAGTGAGCGTCCACAGGATGCCGCCCCACCAGATACGCCGCCCCCGCTCGACCCATACCCCGGTCCGCCCGGGGACCAGGGCGCGCCGCGCCCGGTCGGCCAGCTTCGCGTTCGGGATCGGGACCGTACCGCGGAGCGAGCCCGTCTTGCCGATGTAGTCATCCAAGCTCACGTCCCGCACGGGCAGGACATCGAGGAGTAGGTCAGACCGCAGGTCGCACAACAGAACGCGGTAGGTCACCCCGCCACCTCGTACTCGATGCTGCCCTGAATCCAGCCGCCCGCCCGCATGCTGATACCAGCCGCGAGGAAATTGGAGGTGACCTCACCTGTAGTGGTCAGGGCGTATGTACTGATCACGGTGCCGTTGTCGGCGAGGTAGGCCCAGCCGCCCCGCCACGATCCCTCACCCCGGTTGATGGTGCCGTTACCGGTCCACATCATCCCGCCCAGCGCCGCCGGCGGTACCGGCAGACCGATGACAGGCATGTTTCCGCTCGTGTTCGAGGCCCAGTGCAGGGCCCAGCCCACGATTACGCGATTGGCGATGCGCTGATAGCGGGTGATGAGCTTCCCATTGCCCAAGACGACGTTCGTGAGTGTCGCCGAGTACGGGACCCACCCCGCGGGCGGCGGCGGGTAGACCTGCCACGCCTCGTCAGCGGCCGACCACCGCTCCAGCCCGGCACCGGTGTCCCGGTACTGGCCGTCGTACGCCCCAGCGGACGCGCTACCGCCACCGGCCGGGACGATGCCGCCGTGGGCCGCCGTGTACTGCCGTCGGTCGGTGAGCGCCGCCCCCCAGTCGATGCCACCGACACCCGCCGACGCACCGGCGGGTACGGCCACGTCCCACAGGCGCAGGCACCCGGCAGGCAGCAGCGGCGGCGACGGCTCGGCCGTAGCCTCCCCCGTGATCCGCTCAACCTGCGCAACGGTCTTCCCCTCCGTGTCGTACAGGCCGTCATAGACGCGAGCCACCACGGAGTCGATGCGGGTGAATTGCGCGTTCCCGTCATCGAAGGTGAGCGTGACGGGGGCGTCGAGACACAGGGGATAGGCGCCCTGGGCATCAGTGCCCTGCACCACCGCGCGTCCCGCTCCGATCTGAAGCGACATGGGACCGGCACCACTCGCGGCGAACGGGTCGCCACCCGCGAGGACACCGGACCGGGTCCGCACCTCCGTTTCTGGCGTGAACGTCCCCAGCGGGGACAGTCGTGTGTCCTCTCGGGTCTGTCCCGGCGAGGAGCCGCCGGGCAGCAGCCATGCACTACGCACGGTGTGTCTCCTTACCAGTAGGCCGACCGCCACCGGACCGTGACGGACGCGGCGGGGTCGGTCGAGCCGGGAGCGGCCCGGAAGATCAAGGGAGTGGTGGTCGGGACCACGGCGTCGCCGACCAGCTCGCCCGGGGCGAGCGTGAACGTCTGCTCGGGCACGCTGCGGTTGCTCGCGGTGCCGAGCCGTGACGCGGTGCCGTTGAGGAGAACCGTTCCGGCGCCGGTATCGACCGTGAGGACGTCACCAGCAGCAAGCGGGAGGTCGTATTCCAGCGTTTCGCCCGTGCCCGTTTTCGTGAGCGACGGACGCTCGACCGGCCCCCGGAACTCAACAACGGGGTGCGACGGGGCGTCACCCGCGTTCGTTACGGACAGGGCGCCCGTACTGCCCGGCTCACCGAACTCCAGCGGCCAGGCCAGCCCCGATGCCCCGGGCGCGGGCACATACAGAACCGACCGGCCTACCCACAGCGGTCCCCCCGGCGGTACCTGCGGCCACGTCATGACCGGTCGGACGCCCACAGCCCCGGCGGGCGCGACGCCCTCCACCACGGCCGCCCCCACAGGCGCCGACGTAGCCGAGAGGAAAACGCCGGCCGCATCGATCCAGTGAAGCTGAAGCTGCGCCCCGGCTGGCAGGTCGCGTGCCACCCACTCCGCCGTGCCGCCCTCCGGCACTGAGTACCCGGTAGGGATCGGCAGAGGCCACACGATCAACGCGCCGGCCTCGACCGGCTCGAACATCACGCGGTCGTCTGCGTCCAGGCTGAGCGTGCCCCCTTCCGCATACCACCCATCGAGCGGCCCGAGGCCCGCCGCGGCAGCGTCGGGGAGCTGCCGCGTAGCAGCGTCAGGAACGCGCCAGTCAAGGCCCGGCTCAGACGCCGGAAGCCGCGCCGTGGCAACCTGCTCGGCCAGCGCGTACCGGCGCGGGTCCGTAGCCTCCCACTGCACCGCGCCGCCCTGAATCGATCCGGTCCGATAGCCGATGCCCGTAGGCACGATCCGGCGCACCGCGCGGGCGTAGGAGAGAAGCGGCCCCCGATCGTCGATCCACACCACGAGCGGTTGCTCGTCCTCGACGATGGCCGTACCCGCGCTGAGCGCGCCAACCACCGCGCCGATCCGGTCCCGCGGCGCCCGCACCATCAGCCCGTCGAGACCGATCGTGCGGGCCTGCGCGAGCAGACGACCCGGATACGCGCCGTGCGCATCGGACCGCGCCACCGTCCCGGAGTCGAGGGCGGGCAACTCCTCCCAACCCGTCAACTCCTTCCACCGGTACGGCGTACCAGGGCCCAGCAGCAGCGGCCCGTATTGGATGTGCCCCGGACGGGTCACGAGGTCACCAGCAGCCACCGCACATCACCCCCGCCCCTTCGCGAGCCATTCGAGTTCGCGTGCGTTGTCCTGCGGCGTGCCGTTCTCGGCCGCGTGCCAGTTGTCGATGTGGACCAGGGCGCCGCCCGTCGACGCGGCAGCAGCAAACGGGGACCCGCCCGCCGTTGGCACCGCGCCGGCCGCACCCGCGGGGGCGAGCGACGGCAACGACGGCACCGGCACCAGATCACGCATAGTGCGCGCCACCGCGCCGGACCCGCCCTTGATGCCCTCGACGATGCCAGCGGGAATCCACCGGCCGATCTGATCCCGCATGACCTTCGAGGGCGACGCGATGCCGAGCGCCTTGGCGATCGGTCCCGGGATCATGTTCCGGGCGAACGAGATCAGTTGGGAGCGGAGCCAGCCGCCCATGGACTGAATGCCGGACAGCAGCCCGCGCACGACGTCCTGCCCTTTGCCGTACAGCAGGCTTCCAAGGTGGCCGATCCCCCGAGAGATCATCCCCGGGAGACCACGAACCCAGCCGACGAGATCCATCGCGCGACGCACCGTCGCATCCCGGAACGACGACCAAGCCGACGACGCCACCGACACGATCGCCGGGCCCAACGCGGACAGCGCACTACGCGCCCGCCCCGGCAACGCCCGCACCGACCCGACGAA